CCTATGTCGAGCAGCCGAAGAAGAAAAAGAAGCCTGAGGCGGACGCGATATCGGATGCCGAGGCGATGATGATTGCAATAATCCTTGCGATGGATGATGACTGATGCTGGAGAGAGACGAACTGCGGGAAGCGGCGATATTCGGCCGCGAAGTGGAGATTTTCCTGGGCACCAATCTCGGGAAATACCTTGTGCAACGCATCGAGGACTCGTTTGCTGACGCAATCCGGTCGCTGAGGTCGGCCGATCCCGCCAATCCGAGCGCCGTAGCATCGGCTCAGGCCAAAGCGGACGCATTAGAGAGCATGGAATCTTGGTTAAACGAAGCCGTGACGGCCGGATATCAAGCCGAACGGGCCTTGACAGGAGAGAGTGATGAGTGATCTGTCCGATTTCACCGAAAAGCAGGAAGAACTTCCCGAATCGAAGATTATCCAGCCCGCTGCCGAGGGTCATGACGCCCGTATGAAGGCGTTGGAAGCCATTGCGGACCAGAATGAAGAAGAATACATCAAAGACGACCCTGATTTCGCGGTCAAGGACACTCATTCGGACGATCCTGAAGGCGATAAGCAGGCGGCGCTCGCTGAGGACGGTGATGTGGGACGTGACGAGCCCGCAGAAGAAGAAACGCCGTCGCAGGAAGCGAAGAAATACAAGATCAAGGTCAACGGACGCGACCTTGAACTGACCGAAGCAGAATTGATTGCCCGTGCGCAGAAGGTCGAGGCGGCAGATGCCTACCTCCAGGAAGCCGCGCGGGCTAAGGCCGAAGTAGAGGCCCTCAGGAATCAGCAACCATCCCGCGAGGACGTTGCCAGCGTTGCGCATCCCAACGATGATGAGGAAGATGCCGCCCTGGTCCGGGCGATTCAAATGGGCACGGAGGACGAAGCAAAAGCTGCGCTGAGGAAAATCCGAGAGCAATCATCCGTCAAGCAGGCGGACGTTGTTCAGGCGATTGATGCGCGCATTGCTTGGCGTCAAGCGGCAGAACAGTTTCACAAGGATTACCCGGATATCGCCAACGACGATCTCCTGAGGCAACTGGCGGCAGGATTGGATGCCGCTCTGGTGCAGCAGGGGGATAAGCGTCCCTACGCCGAGCGGTACAAGGCGATTGGCGATCAGTTGCGCGGCAAGTTGAATGCCTGGCGTGCTGCCTCCGGTGAAGAATCCCGGCGTGAAGCAAAGATCGCTGCCAAAGAGTCGGTGAAGAACCCGCCGAAGCAGGCTTCCAGAAAGGTTGCCGCAGAGGTTGAGGAGGACATCGACGATGACACCGATAACCGCAATTACATCCGCAAAGAGGCGGAAAGGCGCGGTCAGCGGTACTACTCTCATTAGGAGCAGTTAAATGGCAGGTCAAGTATGGGCGACCAGCTCTCTTGGTGGCTATCTTTATAGCCGGCAACTGAGCAACGTCCTCCGGATGGCCGTGCAGCCCCTTGTCAAGTTCCGCCAGTTCTGCGACGTTCGCGACGCAAGCCAGCAGGGACGCAAGAAGGGCGACACGTTCACCTGGGACGTATTCTCGGACGTGGCGACTGCCGGCGGTGTGTTGACCGAAACCAACACCATGCCGGAAACCAACTTCACGATTGTTCAGGGCACCCTGACGATCACTGAAGCGGGTAACTCCATTCCGTTCTCTGGCAAGCTGGATAACCTCTCGAAATTCCCGGTTATCGAACTGATCCAGAAGGTGCTGAAGAATGACGCGGTCAAGACCTTTGACCGTCTGGCCTGGACGCAATTTAACCAGACTCTCCTGCGGGCGGTGGCGACTAACACCTCCTCGGGTTCGACGACGGCGAATATCGTCCTGACCACCAACGGCACGGCGACGGCGACCAATACGGCCGCATTCGATAACGGTCATGCCAAGTACATCGTCGACACCATGAAAGAGCGCAACATTCCCGCCTACATCGGGGATGACTATTACGCTCTGGCGTGGCCGACGACCCTTCGCACGTTCAAGAACAACCTTGAAACTATCCACCAGTATTCGGATACCGGCTTCAAGCTGATCATGAACGGCGAAATCGGCCGGTATGAGAATGTTCGCTACGTTGAACAGACCAATATCGCCAAGGGAACCGGCACTGACGGTATTACCACGACCGCCTGGTCGCAGGCTAAGTCGGATTGGATTTTCTTCTTCGGCAATGACACGGTGGCGGAAGCGATTGCCGTCCCTGAGGAAATGCGAGGGAAGATCCCGTCTGATTACGGTCGGTCGAAGGGCGTCGCCTGGTATTACCTCGGCGGTTTCGGGATTGTCCACACTCTCGCTGCGAACGTTCGCATCGTGAAGTGGGACAGCGCCGCTTAAGGGGAAATCATGGCAATTAAAAGTCAGGCATACGACCATCCGGCATACGAAACCCCGATGTTCTATACGCAAGGCCAGCTTAACGGGGCTTCTGCGGCGGGGACCAAGTATGTTTCTTTCACCAACCAGATCATTAAGGCGATCACGCTGTGGGCGACCACGGCAAGTACCACGAACGTCGGTGATGTGGTGTCTCTGGTGAAGATCAGCGGAACGACTACCACTACCACCGCTTACGGGACGTTTGGTTCCGGCGTGACCGGCGTGCTGTCTCTGACGCCTGCCGTCGCCACAAACCAAGTGACGACCCTGCAAGGTGATCTGTTCTACGTCCAGAAAGGCGCGGACGCGACCAGCACCTACACGGGCGGCGCTATTGAGGTGGTTACTCAGCCGCTTGCCAACTTCACCGTCTAAGGAGGACGTATGGCGAAGATGGGCACTGCGATCAAAAATCGCAGCATGAGGACGAACGACGGGATTGGTATTCCGAATCCCGGCCGTTCCCCTTCCAATGCCGGCCCGCTGAATAGGGATACCACCTATTCGAACGAGACGGCATTCAATTTCCCGACGATGGGCGATGCTGCCCTTAACGGGAAAATCGAAGGCATGGATTCCTGGCAGCAAAGCGTCAACCTCGACGATCCGGGATTCGATGCCTCTGGCGGGTGGCTGTACAAGCAGGGCACTCCCTACGGGGAAGCGGCCATGTTCAACCAGCTTCCTCCGGGTCACGATATCAGCGACCAGAAGTATGCGGCGATCTATGAAATGCCGCTGCGGATGGTCACTGCGATCAGCTACCCCGGCGACGGGGCGTTCCCGGTACGGGATATCCCGGAGTAATGAGCGAGGGAGGGCTTCGGCCCTCCCTGCTCGCGAGGAGCAGCAATGCCGATCAGGCAAGAGAAATTCCAGGTTTCTATCCCGAACTACCAGCCGGAAGATGGCGAGAGTTGGGTATTTGAATCACAGAAACACCACGACAACGGCGGGAGCAATCCCTATTACCGCCGCGTCACGACCGACCATATGCCGCCGCTGGATGTGTACGGGGAGAAAATCCCGCGTTTCAACGTCCTGCCGCCTACCGGCATTGGTGAGCCTGTTGTGGAAAAGCAGAAGATGCCGCTTTCCATGCGTGCCGGCGACTCGGACGTGTCTGCCATGCAAGCCACCGCCGATGCGTTGCAGGAAGGCTTTACGCATCATCCGATGATTGCCACCGACGATCAGTATACCGGCGAGCATGCTGACCTGTTCTACGGCGAGGCGATTGGCTACAGCGATCACGGGCAGATGAAGGGCAAGATGCGAAGCAAGCCTTACGCGGGCTTTGCTGAGCGCAATAACTACCTCGATAGAGAGTGATGGTGTATAATTACCTCCGGTGATACCTAGTGTTTACCGGAGGAATTATGCAATTTGAGAAAATAATAAAAACTTGCTCTGTCTGCGGAGAAAAAATTAAGGGCCTTGGTTTGTGTGCCAAGCATTACCAAGAAAAGAAACGCAGGGATGCTGGGATAGAAAAATGGCATCCGCGCGGAACGTGCAAAGCAGATGGCTGCAATCATCCTGCTCACGCTTTGGGATTATGCTCAAACCATTATCAAATACTAAGAAGGAATGGCGGGGCAAAAAGGAAAAGGGCAAAAAACGGCGAGGGAAGTGTATGCGGGTTTCACGGATATAAGTCTATTTTTGTTAATGGCAAACAAGTCCGTGAGCATCGTTGGATCATGGAGCAGCACATAGGACGCAAATTGCTGCCTCATGAAAACGTCCATCATAAGAATGGCATCAAAACAGACAACAGAATAGAAAATCTGGAATTGTGGTCAACGAGCCAACCTTGGGGACAAAGAGTAGAGGACAAGGTGGCATGGGCCGTCGAACTAATAAAAATTTACCGGCCAGAATTACTAAAATAACTCTGGAGAGAGATTGTGGTCTGGCGTATTGATGACAAGCAGGGCGATGAATCCGCGAAGATCCGCTGGGAGATCGTTCCCTACACTCGCGGCGTAGTTCTGGATCTGGGGTGCGGGAAGTCTAAAACCTTCCCTCACTTCATCGGCGTGGACAACGGCCACCACGAAGGGGCATTTGGGATTCCGGTCAACCCGGACATCTATGTGCAATCCTGCGAAAAGCTGCCGATGTTCGCCGACGAGGGCGTGGATGCCGTGTTCTCCTCGCACCTGCTGGAGCATATTCAGGACTACAAGAAGGCGCTCCGGGAGTGGTGGAGGCTGGTCAAGAAGGGCGGTTACCTCGTACTGTATCTGCCGCACAAGAAGTTTTACCCGAACATCGGCGAGAAAGGGGCGAACCCAGACCACAAGCACGACTTCCTGCCTGAGGACATTATTCAGGCGATGGAGGAGATGCCGGGCGGGTGGGATCTGGTCGAGAACCAGGCGCGGAACAACGATAACGAGTATTCCTTTTTCCAGGTCTACGAGAAACTGCACGCCAAGACGCACCTGTTCTCGTTCGACACTCCCAAGCCGGAAAAGACCGCCGCTGTTATCCGCTACGGAGCGTTTGGCGACCTCTTGCAGGCTTCCTCGGTTATTGCCGGCCTCAAGAAACAGGGCTACCACGTCACCCTGTTTTCCTCGCCTCCTGGGTCGGATGTCATCACGCATGACCCGAATATCGACAAGATTATCCTGCAACAGAAAGACCAGGTTCCTAACGGCAA